GTTTTGATCCACCTTTAATCTCTTCGTAATATTTAGACTTTAAGCCGTCTAAGTGCTTTCTAGCGTCGGCAACTTGCTCTTTAAGCGCTAGTTTTTTTCTTTTTATATCTCTATCCTCATCTATATCCTCATCAAAGGAAAAGTTATCTTCTAATAAGAAGCTAATCTCCTCTTGATCTAAATGGGGTTTTGTTTGCTTGTAATACTCCTCTAACACTGTTTGATTATCCATGTCAGAATAGTTTTTATTTAATTTAACATAATCACTTAGGTCACCTCCAGTTTCAGCCATGAAATTAACGAGCTTTGTTATACCTTCTGGTAAATCCTCTCCTGATGCCTCAGCTACCTTAACAGCTTCTTCAATCTTTTGAGATACTTCCTCCACTTTTTCCTCCTCCGTTACTTCCTCTATAACCTGCGTTTCCTCAGCTGGGACTTCCGCAGTCGCAACCTCCTCGGTTTCTGCTTCAATAGGTTTAGCTAGATCAACTTTGGAGATAGTCGCTTCATCTAGGTTTATAGGTTCCTTTTTCATTTTGCTCTGAACCTTTGTTACGTCACCTTTAGTTTCCTTGCCTTCTGGTGTTTTTGTAATTTCGTCAATAGTGTTACCTACTTCCTTAATCACTTCTTTTTCTTCTTTTTTAGTTACTTTCTTTGCCATGATATAATATAATAATAGTTAATAATTTACATTCCGAACCCTCCTAAGTTATCACTTGTTGTTTCAAAGTTCTTAGCTGGTTTTTGATTTTCTTTTTGATCAATCATTGATGATTGCTGAGAAGCTTGCATTCTTGCTCTTTGGTCCTTGCGGTCTTCAACTTCTTTTTGCGCTGCCCCAACCTGACCCATTTCCATCTTCTTTAACTGCATTGCATTTTGATGCTCCATAGCCATTAGCTGTTTTTTGATCTGAGCTTCTTGTGCTAGTATTTGCGACTTACCATCCGTCTTCATGGACTCGAGTTTCATTTGAGTTTCTAGCATAGCTTTGTTCTTATCGATCTCCGCTTTAGCAGCTGCTTTTGATGCTTGCGCCTGTGCCTCACCTTGTGCTTTAGTTTGCTCAAGTTGCATCTTTTGATCCTCTTCTCCCTTTTTCTTTCTACGTAGCTTAAGCATTTGGTTCGCTAGCTTAATGTTTCTAATTTGCCTTAAATCAATCGCATCTTCTAGTTGAATGCTTTGATTAGCAAGTGCTCCCTGTATGTTATTCTCTAAGAGAGATTTTTCCTCTTCGTCTGGTTCTAATTCTAAGAATATACCGAAGTCATACAAGTGCAACTCAGACATCTCTTCTAGTGTAGCCACGTTGTGAGCTCCAATGGATTCAACAAAAGCGTCTTTAGTTGGAGAGTACTCTATAATATCAGATATTCTAAGGGATAGTTGCTCAGCAACTTCAGATGTTAAAAACATACCACTCTGTAATATGTGCCTCGTTGCTGTGTTTGAATTTGCCGCAGCCATCTTCTGAACACCAACTAGCGATCTTTCAGATGGAGTTGATCCGTCAGTAGCCTCGTTAAGACCAGTGACATCTCTTATCATCTGCAAGTAGTAGTTGTATGTTGATATTAAACTTTGTATCTTTTGTCCCCCGCCACCACTCTGTATCTCTTGAATAGGCATTCTACCTGGGTTGCCATCACCGTCTTGAGTGTATGACCTACCAATGATACTACCTGTTTGGAAGAACATATTTAAAGCTTCTTGAGGGTTGTAATTTGTTCCGTTACCTAAATCAACCTCAGCCAATCCATCCACATCTAAGAACACTCCATCTGGAGTCACTCTGGATAACACCTGTTGAATCTTTAAGTGAGTTAGTTGTATCATGTCAGCGAAACCAGTAATCCTCCCTACAAGTGATTCTATGCGTCCCTCATACATTCTAGGAGCTGTAATAGCGTAATTCATTTTAACCTTAGTGTAATCACTTTTAGGTCTCATCATGTTTCTAGCCTTATTCCACTTGATCAACTTATCAGTACCAAGTATTAAAGCTCCTTCAAAAAGAGTCTCTACGGATTTAGCTAGCTTTTCATAATTTCCGTCTAATGATTTTGGGGGGTTAAATTTATCGTCTTTTTCTATAACCTTCTCCCCACCAGTGCTCATTTGCTTTAACTTGAACACCTCGTTCATATAGGTCTTATAGTTAAAATAGAGCACATCTACTTTGTTGTTGTCTCCATCGCTGGTCGATCTTCTAGCACCATGAATATTAGAGCCGCTACCCTTGGCAATCTCCTCCAGTTCATCATTGTCTAAATAAGGGAACTCTTTTACTAACTCGTTTATGGGTATAGACTTAACCTCACCAACGTAGTATATATCATCAAAATAAGGGGATTCAGTGTAAGAGTATACTAAATTAGCTGGGTCCACATAATCAACAGTAACACCTTGCGATGTGTCAAATGATGTTTTAACAGCGCCAATACCTAGTACAGTTAAATCTTGATAAAACCTTCTTTTTGTTAAATCATACCTATTACCCTTCATCAAAGTAGTTATAGCTTGTTCCTCTGCTATCTCAATACCTTGTTTATAACTTAACTGCATGTGAAGATTCATTTCCTCCTCACTTGTAGGTAGTTTTTCTTCTGGGTTATCATTAACAAATATACCAAAGTGTTCAGAGCAAAAAGAGTTGAATTCTTTAAGTTTCATATCCTTCTCTATAGAGGCCATGTAGTCTGTTCTCCTCAACACTCCGCTAGAGTCTTGTGAGAATGCTTTGATCTCATATATTCTTTCTGCAATGCCATTAACGACAATATCAACAAACTTAGATATAATAGGTACAGGCGTCCAATCTAAATTAAGATAGGACAAATCACCGTTGATCGATAACTCATCCTTATATTTCTGTACAGACTGTTCGCCTCGAGCATACAACCTTAATTGGTGGAACCTAGAGTAATTACCACTCCATCTACCTTTAGACGATCCTTTTGATCTATCAAACCACTCATGCTGTATTGCTTTGGCAACCTTTAGACCATAGTCATAACTCACCTTCTCAAGATCGCTAACGACTTGACTAGGAAAATGTCTATTTATTATTGTCTCAGCCATATTAATTTTTAATTATTTTACTCATACTCCCTGTTTGGTTATATTTAGCGAACGTTATATTGAGTGGATCTTTTTCAATCTTTATGTTTGGCGTGTACAAATGCCTGTTGCAAGCCATTATAGCTAAACCGGAACTTATAGACGCATCAAACTTTGTTCGCTTGTTTATGTCAAATCTTGACCAATCATTTAATGTCCCATTGAAATACATGTTCCCGACAGTACCGTCTTGTTGAAAGCCAACACATCTTTGTATGTACATTTCAATAGCCGCGGCGTGAGCCTGTTTTATATCCTCGCTAGTATTTGGAATACCCCCAATCTCCTTTTCAGTAACAGAAAGTTTACCATAATTCTTATCAGGCCTGTTCATGGAATAACCCCTATAACCTCTTCTTCTCAAGTGGTAAAGCAATCTAGGTTTATTGTTTTCGGCTAACATTGGCATCCCGTAGAATATCAACGCCATTAAAACGTCTTCAAAAAATATCTCAGCCGTTGGAGGTCTAGCGACATACTCCAGGAAAAACTGACTAGCCGGAGCTTCTTCCATGGAAAACTTAGTTAATCCGTGGAGTGCGCCTTTAGAACCCTTGCCGTCAACAGTACCACTAATATCGTAACTATCACAGCCGAATGCTCCCATGTGTTCATTTGCAGGATATCGTATTCCATTTCTTATTATTATCTTGTTTTGTAAATGTTGAGGTGGAACCCAACTCACATTAAATCTTCCTTTCGGATCTGGATAGAATATTACCTGTGTGTCTTTAATTCCATTTGCCCATTGAAAGTTTCCGGTGGTAACACCAAGAGTTCTGCTCATCTCCTCGTTGTGATCTATCTGCTCGTATATCTTAACTAAGTTAAAGATACTTCCTTTAGATTCATCTCTAAAAGCGTGCTCGGTTGTCTTGGGGAATTGCCTAAAGAATTCATTTAAACCGTCTTGATCAGACTTTAAACCATCAGCCTCGTTTTGCCAATGCTCGATTATCCCTATGTCTATTAATTCGCCATCTGGTCCGAAGACATCATCATTTGGATTATCAAAAACTGGGTATCCGTACTCGTCAATAAATCCTTCATAGTTCCATTCCATTGGGATAAAAAGAGAATATAAACCAGACTTTGTTTGTCCATTACGATTTCTTTCTTTAACATCTGACGCATTGTATAGTTTTTTAAAATTAGCTCCTCCTTTGTCCAAAGCATTTGATGTTGATCCCATCATACACTTACCCACTATTCTACTACCTAATCTTAAACAAGTTTTTGTAACTCTCCAGTTATTTAATATATTGTCTGGTCTTTCCCACTTACCACTCTCATCGTGTACTAGTAATGCTAGCTTCTCACCATCATAACTATTGTCCCCTGTGTTTTTCCAGTCAATAGTAGTGTTCAACCCTTTTAACTCCTCTAGCTTCTCTTTAGAGTCTATCTTTTTTCTAGTAAACCTACTTGCTGGTATTCTATACGCCAACTCTGTCTTAGGTCTATCCATACCATCTTGTATGGGTTTGAAGAAAAACGGGTAGTTTATACTAATCGGCACCACTTTGTCGGTAAACATTTTCTTCGCATCCGCCCCTGACTTAGATAATATACCATATCTATTATCACTTGCAAGTGTAGCTTGGTTAACTGTTTCTGCCGAAGACATGAAGGAGAATCCTGAACGTCTATTTTTTAGATAACATATACCGTAACACCTCTTATCAGCTTTACACGCTTCCCAAAACAAAAAGAATAATCTATTAGATTCTCTAAAATCCGGGGCACCAACGTCAATTTTGCTCCATTGTAGGTACATGTAGTGCGTACCCGCTATATACGTTGGTTTATCCTTGTTGTAAAACCAAAAACCCTCGTCTCTTCTTTTGAACTCCTCATCGATGTAATCGAACCACTGTTCTTTTTGATCATCTGGATATTCTCTCCAGTCAAATATACTCTTTAATCTATCTATCTCCCTAGGTACATCTAGCTTCGTCCACTTATCTTTCGGTGACCTATGTACTATTTTTGGTACAGGTGGTAGAGCTATCCTTAGGTTTTGTATCTCAACAATCTCCCCGATCTTACCATTTTTTGATATAACAATAACATCATGCTCTTTGTTGTACCCATACTCCCACTTCTTACCTTTATTCATCCGACTAATAGTCGTGCGTTTAATAGGTTCTATTGTTTTTACTAAGCTTTGTTCGTACATCACTTAGATCTACCCTCTGCGAATCCTTTAAAGGCTTTTTGCTCCACTTCTTTAGTTACAGTTCCGTTTAGCAAATCTTCTTCTTCTTTGATTCTGTTAAGTATTTCAAACGCATCAAATATAGCTAATTTCTTTGTTGCCGCTGCATTCTTTAGCTTATCAGCTGATAAATCATCATCTGAATCCACGATAGCTTCCTTCGCTACTTTAATGAGCTCCTCAACTGCCTTGTGCCCAGCTTGGATTATACTCCTCTTCGTCTCCTTGATATTCATATTTAATTGTAATAAATTTAGATAAAACTCGATATAGTCTCTCGCCGTCAACGATGAATTCGAATTCTGAGTTTGGCGTAAATCCTACCAAATCTCCCTTCATAACAGAACCATCAGTATGCTTAACAATGCCCACTAAAGGTTTTTCTGTTTCGCCAGTTAAGTTTAGATTGTCTTTTACTGGTTTAACGAATACATAGCCTTCTGGCGCTATCCATTCCAAATCTCTCTTGTACAAGTACATTTGATCATGATTAACTAAATAGTGGTTTTCATCTATATAACCTCTACTGTTCTTTTCAATACCTTGTTGATTATGCCATCTTCTGAATACATTGTGATGTATAATGACTTCATCTCCAGGTTCAATTTCAGTATCACCAACATTGGGTTTAGATATAACAATTGCACTTCTATTAGAGTATTGGTGGTTAGATATATCAGTGTTCAATATAAGTTGTTTATCACCTACCCTCTTTGTATTGTTGTATCTCTCTCCCTTTGGTGTTACAACAAAGTTGTAAACACTTTTCATTAGTATTCTAGATTATATTCTACAGATACAGCCATGTTCTTGTTGAAGTCTTTCCAGGGTAGAACAGTTTTGCCTTTTCTTATATATATAGAGAATTTTCTTTCCTCCTCTACTATATCGCAGATAGTGTGCCCACCATACACTTCTTGCCCCACGGCATAGTGCATAGCGTCACTCTTATAATCCTTGCCAATACTTATCTTACGAATCAGCTTCGACATCTTCCTTGTAGTTTATCGTTCCATCTTGAATATTCACATCATCAGTGCCATAATCCTTTTTGAGTTCATTTTGCAATAAAGTCAACTCGTCATTTATACCAGCTACATAATGTAGTGCTTGGTGCTTACGGGCTTCTAATGCACCGATATCCATCTGCGCTTTGTTTATCCTATCTATTACTGATTGTATCTTTTTTAACTGCTCTTCAGATACTGTCCTTGGTTTAAGATCAATGATCTCCTCTTTTACTTTTGCCATTTTATTTAATTTAAGTTAATTTAATTTGTTTTTAATATTCGAATCCAAGCTTAAAAGTCAGTGGACGTCTAAAGCATATTTCAGTTGTATGATTAAATGCCTCTGCTACAGCGTCTACAACGATTGAATCTGCGTCTGGGATACTTGTTACCGTACCTATTTGTTTTGGTGTGCTTCCATTAGCTGCAACAAAAGATACTAGCTCATCTCCAACGGCAAATACGTTATTAGCGTCTGTACCAGTTACGATTAAATCTACAGGACTAGTTGATATAGCCTGATGACCAGCTTGATTAAGAGTTACACCTGTGCCAAGATCAATAGCAGCTGTTTCAGCTATGGCAGCAACCCATATAGTTTGAAAACCAGGTGTTGTACCAGCATAAACCGCGTCTCCACCGTCTAACATCAATTTATAATCTTCCCTATCATTCCCTTCCATTCCACTTAAACTCCAGACATTGTAACCTATCAGGTGCGCAGATCCTCTCATAGCACTACCATCCATAAACGATCGCCCTATAATATGTCTTCTACAAGTGGCCGCGGTTATAGCTGTTACGGCAGCACCAGAAGTTCCTAGTGTTGGAGGTGCAACTCCATCTATGTTTTTAGCATAAAAAAGCTCCACGTCTCGCGTTCCCACAACATCAACACCATCATTTCCAGCAACTACACACTGCAACGTCTTAAGGCAAACTGTTCCTTTTGGCACTTCAATTGGAGTCCAATCAAAGATTATTTCGCCTGCTGCTCTTGCAACGTTACCCAATAAGTCAATTGCTGGAGCGAATTCTAGTAATTTGTATTTGCTTATCATGTTTTTATTTTTTTACTTTTTCTAGTGATCGTCCACCGAAGTAGGCACCGATCACGGTTATTAATACTAATTGTAATAAGTCTGTCCACTTAGCTTCAACCACAAAGTTGATGGCTCCAGCATCAATAAATATTAATAATACCGTGGATATTACTAAGAATATTAATGTAAGAGGTCTAACGTTTTTAGCTAACCAAGAATCAGACTTCATATCCGCATCCCACCTAGAACTTATTTCTTTTTCCATCTGAACTTCATAACTTGCTATAAGCTCCTTGATCTTCAACTCCGCAGCCAACTTCTCGTCCTTAGAGGTGTGGAGGTTGTCTATAACCCCGCCAACACTCTTAACTAGTTCGCTTGCTCCAGCTGAAAATATATTAGTTAGAATACTCATTATTTACCCTCCGCGTCTTCCCTAGCCTCGTGAGCTCTCTCCGCATCGCTTCTTTTTTTGTTACTAGCTTTGTTTGCCGCTAGTTTCTTTTTCTTCTTATCTAAAGAAATCTTAGTATCTTTGTGTAAGTTAGATATATTAAAATCCCCTTTATTTTCAAACTCATCGTCACTCCAATCTTCTAAGTGATCTTTAGAAGTGCTCCGAATAGCTTTTGTTGTTGGATTAGGTGTTTTAGTTAAATAATCCATAGATTTAACCTCTGGTTCGTATCCAGGTTTTCCTGGAGTACCAGGTGCATCTGGATCAATTTTTGTTTTTTGTTTTGCTGGTGAATTTCCGAAACCGGAAAATCCATTCATTTTATATCCCATTGTTGTTTAATGTTTTTCCCAAGGAAAACTACCATCGCCTTCTGGCATCCACTCCCCGTTAAA